TCAAACGGCTATGACCGTCCAGTCTTTTCCCCGGTCATCATGGTATCTTGCCGTCTGTTGTGGTGATTTGTGGCCGAGTAATTTTTGCGTATCGATCCCCTGGACCTCGTATAGTCTTTCTGACAGCGAACGTTGTTCGTGGAATGTTGGTGCCTTACCGTCAGGCCATGAAAGCCCAGAACGGTTTCTGGCTTTTTTGAACGTGGTTGTTATCGAACTGGCTGAAACTTTATCGCCCCTCGTTGCCTGCGATGTGCTGTGCCGGAAATGCACCAGGTATTTGCTGACCACGGCATCACGGCATTTAGCCACGACCTCACGCAGGGAAATATTCAGCGCCTCGCAACGGAGTGATAGCGGCAGCGCCACTTTGGCGCCAGTCTTTTCTTGCTCGACGTGGAGCATGTCATCCCAAATGTCGGTGAACTTCATTCGGGAAATATCCCCGATTCGCTGACCGGTGACCACGGCCAGCAGCATCGCGCACTGAAGATATGGCGGGTGGTGTTCAGCCGCGGCGTAAATTGCTTTCCACTCCTCGAGGGAAAGTCGTTCTCGTATCACCCGATTGCGTGGCTGTCGTGTGGCCTGCGCCGGGTTGTAGCCAGGAGGAACATGCCCGGCATGCTGAGCTTCCTTGAAGACGTCGATCAATGTAGTCCGGACTACCTGCGCCATGCGGTTGTAGCCCTGGGCCTTTACCATGTCCACGACTTCCGCTATTTCCAGCGTTGTAATGTCTTTCAGATACATCATCCCGGAGTGCTGGCGAAGCAGTTCAACGGGTTTTTTCTTCTGTTTCACTGAGTTGAGTTTAATATCCCCTGTCTCAAGTCGCTCCTGTTGGATGGCAAGGTAGCGATCAAGCCACGTTGTAACGGTGATAAACTCCCTCGACTCGCGCATGCGGGCGATTTTTTCGTTTACGCTCAGGATTTGCCTAGTACGCTGCTCTGCAATAATGTCATTAGCCTCACTGGCGACTTGTTTGGCTTCATCGGCGTCTGTGCCAAGACTGTGGAACTTACCCGTTAAAGGATGCTTATATTGCCAGTACACGCGACCGGTACGCTTATCCAGTTTTGAGTACAGATTAGGGATGGTGATTTTATGGGTTCGTGGTCTGGCAGCCATCTTCAATAATCCTTCTCAACTTTGGGTTTGCGGTCGGTGCGATTTTTGGCTCAGCTAAAATGCCGATAAATCGGGCCTCACGATCAATCATCCACTCCCTGCCAACTTTTCTGGCCGGTGGTGCCATCATGTGCCCTTTAGCATATTTTTTTAATGTACGAATGCCTGGGGCTAAACTTCCAAATTCCTCTTCAGCCCATTCCTCTAAGCTCACCATTCTGGCCATATTCGTTTCTCGCAATGTCGATCAGCATGGTACTTCACTGACCGGATTAAAACTTATTACTACCTATTAACACGATGAAATTTCGGTATCAGGAAACCTGCCCGGGCAGGGAACGCAGCCGGCGCATGCTGGTCATCGCCGTGGCCACGTAGCTCGCCTTACGGTTCACCACCTCCACCCAAACCTTCACGCCTTCTACTTTCACCGTATATGTCTCTTTCATCTTGCTGCGCCCGTAATCTCCGTAACGTTCTGCGTGTGTTGCCAGCGCGATGTCGCATGCCTGGCGCGCAAGCGGAGAGTGCTTATTGGCTCGATTGATCAGTTTCATAACCATCGTTACCGGGAAGGCGAACCCTCCCGCCTCCCTTAGCCCACGTATTCCGGTTTCATATCCAGCAGCGTGATGCTGTACTGCTCGTGCAGTTCATCACCAAGATGACGTCTCGCTGACGCCAACACACGCTCAACTTCCCCGAAGCGTTCGGTGGCGTCCGGCTCGTCGGGCTGAGGCAGGGAGTTGATTGCTGCTTCGACTCTGTTGCGGGCATCCACCAGGTAATAACGCTTCACCGCTTTGTTCTTCAGTTCGGTGAAAAGAGCGGATCCCAGTGTTGCTTTAGCGCTTTCAATGTCGGCCCGTACGGCTTTGGCGCAGTCCACATCTTCAGCTGCGTCGATACGGTCCCGGAATTCGTCCGCCAAGCCATCAATATTCACTGCTGACGCCTGCGCACTATGCGTGGTTGTTAGGCTGTCACCTTTAATATCGGCCAGGTTCACGCGCTGGGCTGGTGCCGGGTTGATCTCCTTCTCGGTGCGTGGTTCAACTTCATCCGCGCTATAGACGCCGAGGATGACTTCAGGGCAGTACAGGCGCGCCCAATACTTAACGGCGAGGTAGGCGATCTGCTGCTTGGGTGCCGTTTTCCACAGTGGCGAGTTCCGGGTGGTGATGTCAGCCAGGTAGATGTTCTCTCCCCAGGTGATATCCGTCTCGCCGCGCAGGACGGCACCAACCCGGACAAACAGGCCAAGCTCATCTCGGCCATCTTTCTTACCGGCGATCTTTTCCCAGTCGCCGCCGTACTCGTAATGAAAACGGCCCACAATGGCGCTTGAACTGGAGATAACTGCGTTCACCAGCTGCGCTTCGTAACCCAGCACACCATTGACCAGGTGCGTTTTCTGTGCGACCGCGTAAGGATTCATGCCCCACTGCATGGCCTGCATGACGATCGCCATACAGTCGGCAGGCTTCCCCGCCAGATGCTTCGGAACGGTGACGGCAGACTTCGCCATTAACTCAGCAAAGGCGGTCAGCTGGCGGATAAACGCGCCGGCAGCATCAGCGCCTGTAAGTCATTCGATGCTTATCGTGCCTGGGTAATCGTTGAAGCTGGCCACTATGACGCTATCCATCTGCCGGACGGCACACGCAAAAAGCACCCCCGAAGTATCGCCTTCGCCAGCATGGACGAAACCGAGTTCCAGCAGCTGTACAAAGCCGCACTTGATGTCCTGTGGCGCTGGATATTGTCCAGGGGTTTCAGGGATCAGCGCGAGGCAGAAAACGCCGCTGCGCAGTTAATGAGCTTCGCGGGGTGATGGAAATGAAAGAGAGCTGGTTCCAGCATACCGACTGCACCACGCAGCAGGCAGACGAACTCGTGGCGCAATACCGGCGCCGCGGCGTGAAGGTCGAACGCAGCCTGAACCCCGATTACCTCACCTGGACCGTCAGCGCCCGGCTGCAGGAAGGCAACAAGCCACCGCGGGCCGATCGCCGGTGGCAAAACCGGATGTGGGGGTGATCATGGCTAAATCTGCGAAATGCCTGTTCTGCGGCAAGCCTGCAACTCTGCTATGCGATGGGATCATCGGCTGGGATGCTGATGAGGACGAGAACCATTACCTCAGCAATGTCCGAGGAATCTTCACGTGCGATGCGCCGATGTGTGCTGAATGCGGGACGTGGCACGGCAATATCTTCTTCTCAGGAAAAGCTGGAGGAATGGAAACCCGCGATTATTGTCCACTATGCCAGGCACTGCATGTGAATGGCGACGTAATTCGGGAAGATCATAACCGAATAGGTAAGGCGATCCGCGAGCCAGCCCTGCAGGCGGAGCAGGCTGCAATCATTCGGAAAGCTCACTGGAACAGCTATCTAAATGCGCATCGCAGGGAGCTAAACGTGATTCAGGGAGGTGGACAACAATGCCTGCCATTCTGAAAAAGAAACCCCGTCGTAAATGCGCAAACCAGAGCTGCCGCCAGTGGTTTCACCCGGTGCGCGACGGACAGGTAGTTTGCTGCTACGAGTGCGCCACCGTCATAGCCAAAGAGCAGACCGCAAAGAACCGGGCTGAGGCGCAGCGTGCTGAGAAGAAACGCCAGCGCGAAGAGGAGAAAGAGCAGCGTGCACTGCAGGCCGAGCGCCGCCAGGCAGTGAAGAAACTCAGTTACTTCGTCAAACAAGCCCAGCAGGCATTTAACGAGTTCATCCGGTACCGGGATCGTCATCTTCCATGCATCAGCTGCGGCCGCCACCATGACGGGCAGTATCACGCCGGGCATTTCCGCACCACCGGTGCAAATCCGGAGCTGCGCTTTAACGAAGACAACTGCCATCGCCAGTGCGCCCCCTGTAATAACCACCTCTCCGGCAACCTGACGGCATACCGCCCGGCGCTGATCGCCAAAATTGGCCAGGCTCACTTTGATGTGCTGATGGGGCCGCATGAACTACCAAAATTGAAGCGCGACGACTACATCCGGATCCGCGACGAGTACCGCGCAAAGCTTAAAGAACTGAAACAGCAGGAGGCTGCGTGAAGCCTGAATTTATCGAATCCCTTCGCATGCGCTGGCAGCGTCTTCGCATTTACCGCTGCCCGGGTTCGGTGCTGGTGGATTACCGCATTCTTCGCAATTTTATTCGCATTAGCCAGTTGGCAGGAGCTGCTGCATGAACCTCGAAAACATTGTGAAATACCATTTCGCCAAATCGACGCTGATTAGCGATTCTCCGCGTGCTACTGCTTCAGATTCTCTGACTGGCACCGACATTATGGCCGCACTGGGGATGGTGCAGGCTAAAGCTCCAATGGGTTTCGACTTGTTCCTGGCGAAGATGGGGATTCAGGATCCGGCCCCGGCGATTGATGCCCTGGTGCTATATGCGCTGGCGCTCAACAATCCCACTCTGAATAAGCTCAACGATAAAACCAAGAGTGAGGTAGTGCAGTGTCTTGTGCAGTTTGCCTACACCGATTATTCACGCTCTGCTGCCAGCAAGTCTGTGTGTGAACACTGCAGAGGAGAGGGCGTTCGTCGCTCACTTCAGGACGTCGTGAAACATCCAGGTGTGAGAGGCGTTGAACCAAAGGTAAGACAAGAGCTGGTAGAGGCGTTGTGTGAACACTGCAATGGGAAAGGAGAGGTCAGCACCGCCTGCCGCGGTTGTAAAGGTAAAGGCATCGTGCTTGATGTGAAGCGTACCAAGCTGCATGGCGTGCCAGTGCAGAAGATCTGCGGTCGCTGCAATGGTCACCGCTTCAGTCGTGTTCCCACCAGCTTGGCCCGCGCGGTTGTGGAACGACTGGTGCCGGATTTGACAAAACACCAGTGGTATAGCGGTTATGCTGAAGTCATCGATAAGCTGGTAACAAAGTGCTGGCAGGAAGAAGCTTATGCAGAGAAACTTTTACGCAAAGTAACAAGATAGAAGCATTATTTTGAATTTTAGCTACACAATGCTTGCAAAATTCGGAAAATGTGGTTAGGCTTTTTCCAACGATGGGCGTTATATATCCAGCGTTACTAAACCCGCTTCCGAGCGGGTTTTTTTATGCCTGCAATTCTCCGCGCCACGCTCGGCGCACTTCAACCACAGAGCCTTTCAGAGGTGAGCCAGAGTGATGGTCGGTGTGACCGTCTCTGTGGGCTGACCATTTCTGAGCGCTGGCTCACCCCCTAAAAGGAAAGTCACCATGTTTGGTATCTTCAAAAAGAAAGCCCGTAAAGCCGTTGTCGAAGTAAAGAAAATGGAAAATCGCGATGCGGTCGAAGCTACTGTGTGGGGCGCTTACTCCATAGCATATGCAGACGGTACCTGTGATGCGAAAGAAATCGCCGTGCTGGAGAAAACCATCTCAGCATTACCAGCATTCGCGCCGTTCGCCGGTGAGATCGCGCAGATGAGCAGCAACATTCGCGCACGTTACGAAGCATCGCCGCGTTCTGCTAATGCCCAGGCACTGCGTGAACTAGCAGACGTGGCTGGTTCTGACGATGCCGTTAATGTTCTCTGCCTCTGCCTGGACATTGCCGATCATGATGGGATCGGTGAGGAAGAAGAGGTACAGCTGAAGAAAATCGCGCAGGCGCTTCAGTTGCCGCTGGATCAGTAGCTGTGATCGGTAAGCTCCGCTGGGCATCCGCCGCGGTACTGCTGTTCCTGGTGGTGGCGATCGACTTCACGGGAAAAATGATGTCGATTCTGGCAGACGGCATGCTGGTGACCGGAGCTATCGTATTACTCTGGCCGCTTGTTAAAGGCAGCAAATAACACTTTATAAAAGGTCGGCTTCTTGCGGCCTTTGTCAGAGCGTTATTAATCAATTGGTTTTAAAACTGTCCTTTGAATTTCTAAACATTTCTATGGCTGCTTCATAAGTCAAGGGTTCTCTAACTGAAGAAGAAGTTTCATAAATATGTACATACTTGTGGGTAAGATGCTGAATCAGCATTTTGGGCGTGATGTGGTCACTACGCCTGACTGGATAATGTCAAAGACAGCACTGCCAATAACCCTGTCTACATCGTTTATGGCAAATTCACTGGAAGAAAAGCTAAACATGACGCCTGTCCCGCATTATTAAACATACATTCAAGCATACACGCCCGGCTTCATTCGCGCTTTGCAAAGTCTTTTTTATTGTAGGTATAAAAACCATGCGGTGGTTGTATGCATAACGGCAACGCAAGATCCTGAGTGAGCACGGGGCTTCTGCCTCTCTGGTTCTGGGTTCGATTACTCAGTGCCGTGCCATTGACTGAGATGATGAATTCGGCTTAACGTATGGATGTGGTGAATCCCCCTGTGCGGTGGGGCGATCCAGCATCTGCACATATGCATCGCGGGTACTGTGTGCTGGCGCAGGCTCACCGGGAGGCACCCGGCACCACAATCTATATAATAAGGCTTCACCGTCCTGAGGCTGTTAAGCGCTTTTACTCTTTGTCTCAATCAAACGGAACTTCAACTATGAGAGAAGGATTTTACTGGGTACGCCATAACGGTACTGTGCAGGTGGCTTACTACACCGATGAGCCGGTTGATGACATCGTGACCGGCACTATAGTTTCAGGTATATGGCACATGACTCGTAGTGACGACTTGTGCAACAACGGCGAAGTCGAGGTCCTACAAGGCCCACTTGAGCCGCCACTCTAAATTCTACGTCTTTTCGAGGCTCCCTACGGGGGCCTTTTTTATTTCCCCTCATCTGAGAGGATCCACAGCACTGACGAGGGGGCTAAATGTCCGAACCTGTATCCGGGTCTGTTGCAACTGCGAGCGCCTTAACCGGTGCCAGCCTGTATGGACTGCTGACCGGCACTGATTATGGTGTCGTGTTCGGCGCGTTCGCTGGTGCCGTTTTCTACGTGGCCACCGCAGCAGATCTAACGATTATCCGTCGATCTGCTTACTTCATCGTTTCCTATTTCGCCGGGGTATACGGTTCCGGGCTGGTGGGCTCCATGCTCGCCAGTGCCACTCGTTACAACGACAAACCTCTTGATGCCCTGGGTGCGGTTCTTCTTTCCGCGCTGGCTATCAAGACACTCACATTCTTCAGTGAGCAGGATCCGCTGTCGCTCTTGCAGAGGTGGAGAGGAGGAACCAATGGTAATAAGTGATCCTCTGGTGCTGACCAACGTCATGACATGCACCGCGATTGTTCTGCGCCTGATGATGTTCCGTAAACCGGGCGGCAAACATAACTGGTGGGCGTCCTGGCTTGCCTACCTGATCATCCTGGCGTATGCCTCGGTGCCGTTCCGCTTCCTGTTCGATTTCTATTTCCACGCCCACTGGGCAACCGTCACTATCAACTTAATCATCTGCGCCGCCGTGTTCAGGGCACGGGGTAATGTGGCGCAGCTGTTCCAGGTACTGAGGCCAGAATGAACCAGACACAATTTCAAAGGGCGGCTAATCTCAGCGCCGGGTTAGCCGCGCGCTGGTTTCCGCACATCGATGCCGCGATGCGTGAATTCGGCATCACCGAACCCGAGCAACAGGCCATGTTCATTGCGCAGGTTGGCCACGAATCAACGGGCTTTACCGCGCTGGTGGAAAGCTTCAATTACGGCGTGGCAGGGCTGGCCGGTTTCATCCGTGCCGGGCGTATAACGCAGGATCAGGCGAATATGCTTGGCCGCCGCGCTGGCGAACCCTCTCTGCCACTGGAGCGACAGCGGGCGATCGCCAATCTGGTATACAGCAAACGCCTCGGCAACAAAGGTCCGCAGGATGGCTGGAAGTATCGCGGTCGCGGTCTTATTCAGATCACCGGGCTCGAGAATTACCGCAGCTGTGGCGCGGCGTTAAAGCTCGACCTTGTCACCACACCTGAACTGCTCGCGGAAGACCGCCATGCAGCCCGATCAGCGGCATGGTTCTTTGCCACCAGCGGTTGCATGCGGTATCCGGGCGACGTGGTGCGGGTGACGCAGATCATCAATGGCGGGCAGAATGGCATCGATGATCGGAAGAAGCGTTACGAGGTGGCGCGGCGGGCACTTGTATGATCCCCGCCTTCCAGAAAGGGTGGTGGAAGCCTCTGGCGGTGGTACTGGCGATTACCTTGCCGTTAATGGCAGCGCTTCATTTCTACGGCAAATCACTAGCTGAACAGGAACGCGCCGAAACTGCCGAACACAGCCTGAAGCTGGCGAAAGACACCATCGCCGATATGCAGGTCCGCCAGCGTGACGTGGCCGCGCTCGATGCCAAATACACCGGAGAACTGCAGGATGCTAAGGCTACTATCGATCAGCTTGGGCGTGATGTTGCTTCTGGTAAGCGCCGGCTGCAAGTCAATGCAAGATGTACCGCGAACGGGCAGGCCAGCACCGGCAGCATGGGCGATGCTACCACCCCCAAACTTACAGGGGATGCTGAACGGGATTATTGGCGTCTCCGAGACGGAATCGAAACCATCACCGGGCAAGTGAAGTACCTGCAGGATTACATCAAGAGTCAGTGTGTTAACTGAGGTGATACCGGAGCTAGATTCAGGGGGAGCTTAAATAAAAAGTGGCAGCCGCGACATCGTAGCTGCCAGTAAAAGATGTTTCAGAGGATAAGTAATATCCTTCATGCATGTTATATCAGGAGCCGACTACTTCAACTAATCGCAAATTCACTGTTCCCGATTCATTTAATTGATGATCCTGATAGTAGTAATCCCTGCGACTTCATTCCTGCTCCTGGTCATTCACAAGGTTTAGTGCGACGATGGCGTTCTAACGCATGCCTGCAAGAAAATGGTGTGAATCGGATGAGGTAAAAAAGCCCTCTGAAGAAAGCGGCGCATGCCAGCGAAGAAGGCAGGGTGATCTACAAAACAATAACCCGCGGCGTGGTGAAATATGTCCAGGATCCGAACCGTACTGTGTGCAAGTTTGATGATAAGTCTGTGTGGTTGCGCCAGCGTGCCATCGACGCTACCAACTCCATCAGCGGATTTGATGCAGCCTCCATGCAGGGCAAGTGATGCTGGTGCAAACAGCGACGCGGACCTGCAGGCTGACATAGAAACAGCGCAATGCATGCGCCAACTGCGATTGGACAAGTATCGCTGGCAGGCCTGGTATAAGGCTGTGAAATGAACTACGGCGAGGGCACTGGCAGCGGCACGGGAGAAGGCTTTACCGCCCGATTTACCTAAGATGCATTAAGAGATTACTTAACCTTATGCAGCGTATCTATAACGTAGCGAAAATTGATCGGCCCGGAGGCATTTTCTCCCAGGCACTGCTTGTCGTTTGTGTTCCTAAGATAATGCACTTGCAAAACAAAATAATTTTTTTCTGATCATTTAATGAAATAAAAGACTCAAGAATGTGTTTGTAAACAGTTTAAAAATCCATAATAAAAACGTAATTTGGTGATATTGACTTTTACATCCAGTGTAAGGGTCTGCAGACAACTACATAACGGCATATTAATTGGTTTTATCGATTGTTTGTTGTTGTTGGATCGCCAAAAACTATTAAGTGCTATAATTTGAGCAAGTTCTGTTTCCCTGCCAATACCAGTATGCAGAGCCCGTTTAACTGCCGGTTCGGTCATACGCTCGGTGGCTCCTGTGTGTTACTGTTTTCTGATTCAGTTGAGCTTAATAAAGGCCACGTTTAGCGTGGCCTTTTCTCTCATTACAGGCAGCTGCTATATGAAGAAAGTTCTGGTGTTTTTCAACTCAAAACCCGCGATCCTACAGACCGTGGTGAAGGGCGTAACGGTTATAAAGCGCGAATATAATTGTGGTGGAGAGGCTCATCTCAAAATTATGTTTGCCGGGATTCATTTAATCACCGGCCCCCATATCGAGTTCTACGTGGCCTCTGACAGAGAGCTGACATCTTGCGAGATTACAGAAGCGGCCAATACGCTTTTATAAGCGGTTCTTACCATCGTACGAAGATACATCTTTTTTTTGCGCCACCTACGGGTGGTTTTTTTTATTGCCTACTTGCAGCCGCTGCTAGCCTTTTAATGCGTCTCGCACGTGCACCAAAGATAGCCTTTAGCTTAGGTTAGGGTTTGGGCAAGTTGCTAAAACCCTGCGGCCTGCGGTACGCAAGAGGATTTTAACCGTGTGCATAACTGGATGATGAAACGGGCGAACGTTCCCCCCTAGGCGCGAGCGCATCACCGTTTATCTCAACGGGGAAGAGATTAAATACTATTTCACTGCTGACGATATTACGGGTGAAGTAACAAGCCTCAAAACCGATGTTCAGGGTCGGATGCTGGCGGAAAACGATGAAGTAAAACGACAGATCCGTTACGGTCATGTGGTGATTTTACGCAGCCAGCATGGATGATGGTGCCTTCACCCGACTTACTGACGCCGCTGAACGGGATTATTTCACCCTTAGCCAACGAATCGCCACAGTGAATGAAAAGAGCCTCATCCCTGAGGTTCTTACACAGTCTCTCCACTGGATCTTAAAGGTAGCAGTTTTAATGTATCGCTGAGATTTTAGGAAATAAGTAAGCAACAACATTGGATGGAGTGCTAGGGGGGAGCATTTAAGAGAAAAAAAAACCCTCCATCTGGAGGGTTAGTCAGAAAAGTACATGAGACTGTTTTTATAATTATGACAACAACGTTCAGACATTGTGATTCTACCCCTGAGTAGGCAGAGCACTGAGTATGGCCAGTTATCCTGATACAACAAGCGTAAGCGGTGAACTAAATATTTCACACCGCTCCGCATAGCTTATCGAGGTTGCAAAACTATACTTATAAGGCAGTAAAACTGCTGCTTAAAATACGGGAATATCCCATGAAAAACCATTCTGTGAATGTAAGTAAAGACGCGCCCAAAAAACCTGATAACAGTCCGAAAGATAATGATAAAAATCAGCAAAAAACCAAAAAATAAGCTGTTCAGACTGAAAATCAACGTTCCGTTAGTCGGAGGAAAGGTGACTAAACGCTCAGCTATAGTTGATCCAGTACCGGTAGATGATCCGTTGCCGGGTGATACAGAACCAGACTTTTCGGACCCTACCAGGCCGGATAACCCTGGAATACCTGACGATTTTGATACTCCGTTCAGGTAGCTTTAGTAATACTCACCGCCTACGGGCGGTTTTTTATGCTTAATATATTTCTGTACCGAGCGTAACTTAAAAAACCTTTCTTTGAGGAGGTAATAATTGTTATTAACTATTTATAATTAATCTTCTCTGAATCTTCTTTTTGACTCTTGCTCACTGATGTACTCAAAAGGCAGCAATTTTTCTGGCTTGCTCTCCAAAAACCAGCCCTTGCTGCTGCGCTTAAGAACTGAGCCATTTGCAAAGCAAATATTACTCGCACTGCGAATTAATGCGAATTTACCATTATTAAAAACGACCCGGTGAATGCAAATCGGATGTGAAGATTCCCCTTGAAAACGGCTCTCAACAATGCCACATGTGAGCATTACGTCTGTAGTGTTTTTCATAATCGCCCTCTATCTCAACGTTTTATTGTTACTAATATTTTTCTGAAAAAAATTCGGCTTATCCTCCGATGCATTTACATTCAGACGGCAAGAAATCCAGCCCGCAATACGGGCATTCAAGAGATAAATCTTTTCGCATTCTTCCTGCTTTCTGGTCTGCGATCTGAGAGCACCTGGGGCAGGTGACATGGACGGGGCGCTCTTTGAACTTTCTAAGTCCGCTGGTGTACGACAAGGTATGCTACTCCAAACTTTTTGAAATGAAGGTACAGGTTACCAACAACGTATAGCTGAATGAGGAGGCAAAAATCTCACAAGAAGATTTTCAGGGTGCTTACCGTTCCTGAGGAAGAAAGAAGTGCCCACATTTCGGGCATATACAGGTAATGTTCTTTCGGATTTTGCTGCCTCTTTGTTCCATTACGTGAGAGCAGTGTGGACAGTTAACTTTAACTGGCTTGTCCATGAACATCTTGAGGTCATCGAAAATAGTCATAGAATTTACCTTATAGATGTGTGGGTATTCATTGTATCCCTCCTGACTTTCATTTGCTCACTTATTGTGCAGTTATGCTTTTAGTAAGGTGAAAAGGTCTGTACAAGGCTTTGCCCCTTCGAAGGATGCTTAAACATCCAAGTGAGATAACTTTTCTTTATTACTTGATTAACAAGCCACTGGCATCCGTGAGTGGCTTTTTTATTGGAGTGAATATGCAGGTCACTATCGATGGTGTCCCGTATGCTCCTGCTTGCGCTTCGTCGTCTCGGATCGGCATTGCTGTAACGACCCATAACGCCTATGCAGACGTGATGGAACCGGTGTTTGAGCAGGCGCTGGTGGCGCGGTATGGCTTCAACCAGCTGGAGATGACCGCCATCGGCTGCACCCGCCAGTCGGAGGCGAACCGGAAAGGCCGGTGGGGTGTCCTCACCAACAATAAGGATCGCATCGTTTCGTTCGATGTCGGCCTGGACGGGAACATTCCGCAACCCGGTTACATCATTGCCGTGGCTGACGAGATGCTCTCCGGTAAAGTTATGGGCGGGCGTATCAGTGCCGTTAATGGCAGGGTTATTACCCTTGACCGTGAAGCAGATGGCGCTGCCGGCGACCGCCTTATCCTGAACCTGCCTTCCGGCGCATCGCAGAGTCGCACCATTCAGGCGGTGAATGGTAAGGCGATCACGGTCACAACCGCTTACAGCGAGACGCCACAGGCGGAGGCTGTCTGGGTGGTTGAATCTGAAGAACTCTATGCTCAGCAGTATCGCGTTGTGAGCGTGAAGGACAATAACGATGGCACGTTTTCTATTGCGGGGGCATGGCACGATCCTGATAAGTACGCCCGCATCGATACCGGTGCCATCATTGACCAGCGCCCGGTAAGTGTCATCCCGCCGGGTAACCAGTCGCCGCCAGCGAATATCGTGATCAGCTCCTTCTCGGTGGTACAGCAAAATATCAGCGTGGAAACCATGCGTGTGAGCTGGGATCAGGCGCAGAACGCTATCGCCTATGAAGCGCAGTGGCGCCGCAATAACGGGAACTGGATCAACGTGCCGCGCAGTTCCACCACGTCCTTCGACGTACCGGGTATTTATGCCGGACGCTATCTGGTGCGCGTACGCGCCATTAATGCCGCTGAGATTTCGTCCGGCTGGGGCTATTCGGAAGAAAAAACGCTGACGGGCAAGGTAGGGAATCCGCCGAAGCCAGTAGGCTTTATTGCGTCCGAAAATGTGGTTTTTGGTATTGAACTGAACTGGGGATTCCCGGAGAACACGGAAGACACGCTGAAAACTGAAATTCAGTATAGCCTGACCGGTAGCGAAGACGATGCGATATTGCTGGCAGATGTGCCGTATCCTGCCCGTAAATATCAGCAGATGGGCCTGAAGGCAGGGCAGATTTTCTGGTACCGCGCGCAGCTGGTGGACAGGACCGGTAACGAGTCGGGTTATACCGACTGGGTGCGCGGTCAGGCCAGTATTGATGTTTCTGACATTACAGACGTGATCCTGGATGAGATCAAAGAGTCCGAAACGTTCAAGGATCTGATAGAAAGCGCCGTGGACAGTAATGAAAAAATTGCCGGGATGGCCGACGACATCAAACAGAACGCCGACGAACTGGAGCAGCAGGCGCTGGCCATTCAGGAGAACACTGACGGGCTGGCACAGGCTGCCGTAAAAATCGACGAAATTTCCGTTTCGATGGACGGCATGACAGGCGGTGTCAAAAACTCATCAATAGCCGTGATCCAGAACAGCCTGGCGCAGGTGACTTCCCGCCGTTCCCAGACTGCCACCAATAACGGCAATGTCGCAAAAATTGATCGCATCGATACCACCATTGCGGATACCAGCCAGGCAGTTGCACGCGCGCTGGTGACGCTTGATGCGTCAGCGGGTGGCAATATTTCAAGCGCGACCGACCTGACGGAAACGCTGGCTGACTTTACCCATGCATCCGCCACGAAGATTAACTCTCTGACTGTGACGGTGAACGGGCAGACCGCTGCCATCAACCAGACAGCGCAGGCGGTGGCAGATGTGAACGGCAATCTCAACGCGATGTACAACATCAAAGTGGCGGTGGATGCTAACGGACGGCAGTACGCCGCCGGGATGGGGATCGGCGTCCAGAACACGCCATCCGGCATGCAGTCGCAGGTGCTGTTTGTTGCTGACCGCTTTGCGGTGATGGCTCAGGCGGGGGGGAGCGTTTCACTGCCTTTCGTTATTCAGAACGGGCAAACCTTCATCCGGGACACATTTATTCAGGATGGCACCATCAGCAACGCCAAAATCGGCAACTTCATCCAGTCGAATAATTACCTTGCAGGCTCTGCGGGCTGGAGCATCCCGAAAAACGGCTCACCTGAATTTAACAGTGGGACTTTTCGGGGGGCCCTGTACGCAACCAGTGGCAACTTTGGCTTTACCGGGAATAACGGCGTTGTGATTAACGGTAGTGGTGTCACGGTCAACCTCGCGGGTGGTGGGCGTATCGTTCTTGGGGAGTGGTCATAACTATGCCGCAGGGATTGTTAATCGATTTAAACGACGGAGGCCCGGCGATGCAAATCACCGCCGGGCTGCGATGCCCGTCATACAGCCTGAGCATCGGCGACGCCTGGGATGTGAATCAGTATACGTTGCCGAACTATGTTGCCGGCAGCCAGATCGTGATGATGCCCAAAAGCTGTGTTTACTCTCTGAATCGTGGCACCAACCTGATTACCACGATTGCCGTGCTCGACAGCATTACCGTGTCGGGCAATACCGTAACGCAGAATGTGTGGTGGTCGGATAACTGGGGCAGGGCGAAATCCTTCCCGGCAACTGTATGGCAAATCCTGCCTGCCTCATCAGGGCGTGGTCTTCTGATCCAGAACAGTACCGATTTCACCTCGATCACTGATAACACTATGGTGGGGCAGTGTGTCTGGCGGGGTACGGTTACCGTTAATGGCTCCTGGTCACCACCGGATTTTCCCGGCCTCACGCGTGACCAGTATCTGGTCTTTGCTAAATGGAGCGCGCCGGGTGTTGTTATCGACTATGACGGTACCACGATCCGGGCGCTGGCAGAGCGTGACGGCTCAGATGTTGCTGCCTCTGTAACAATGCAGATAGCGGTATTTGCAAGTGGGGTTGCGCCAGTGCCTAGCCCCGGCCTGAACATGTTCAATGCCGCATGGAAGTGCGTATTTTCCACGACGAAGCGGCCATTTATTTACCGGCAGGCAACGTGGGTACCGACCTGGGATGGAGCCGATATTGGGAACACGATGATTATGCTGGGCCGGTTCGGTTATGACAGCTCACTGGCTGGTGGCTGGGACTGGCTCAAATATGCCGGTCTGGTCAGAACCGGCAACGTGGTGCGTTGCGGTAAAGGCACGGTCAGCTCCAGCTGGACAGATAAGTATCCGGTTACCGGACGACGGCTCACGTCGATAGCGGTGCCCTGCATCGATGCAATGTATTAACCCCACCATATTCAGAAAACCCGCTTCGGCGGGTTTTTTATTGCCCGGAGAAAAACATGATTTATAACGCAGGTACGATTTCATTCAGCGGGAATACGGTTACAGGTAACGGGACCAGCTTCACTGCGCCAGCCAGTCAGATCCGTATCGGGCAGACGCTGCTCATAGCATCTAATCCCGTGCAGCTCGTTCAGATAACGGCAATCAACAGCGCCACGTCCCTGACCGTTACTCCGGCAGCGGCACCGGCAGTTTCTGGTCAGAAGTACACCATCCTGGTTACAGACAGCCTTTCCGTTGACGGGCTGGCCCAGAGCGTTTCCCAGCTCATCAATGAGTACGATGAGAACATTGGGGCCTGGGAGGCGTTCGCCAGCACCACAGCAAACCAGAGGATCACGGTCACCATCAACGGTGTCAGCATGAGCATCCCCTCAATGGGCAGTCTGGAAGCCTCCATTGGCAGCATGGCTAAAAAAGGGGCAAATAAAGACATCACCAGCCTTGAGGGGCTGACCACACCGCTGAGCATTGCCCAGGGCGGTACAGGATCGAAAACGGGCGCGGATGCGCTAGCGGCTCTCGGCGCACTCCCGACTGCTGGCGCTACAGGGCTTAAGGCAAAGTACAAATTTAACGCGGCAGGCAGCAATGTCGGCATCGTTTTCACTGAAACTCCAGCCGGTGGCTACGGAGGCGTGTTCACCGGCTGGGACACTATCCCGTTATCTTTTAACACCAACGTGACGGGCAACGGACAATTTAACCCCCATATTGTGCATCGCTATGTATATCCTGGCGTCGCGGCGGGTGCGTTCTTCACCGGGACGGCTATGGGGACAAATGAGCAGTCCTATGTGATGGGGCACGTCTCTGACGGTGGGGCACTGACGTCCAATTTTGCATTCAACCGCAACGGAAACGCCTATGCCAACGCCGGCTCCTGGGTAAATGCCTCAGACATCCGTATCAAACGCGATGTGAACCGTATTGAAGATCCGCTTGAGAAAATGCGTGCCATCAGAGGTGTCACCTGGTACCGAAAAGATTCCGGCAATTTTGGTATCGGATTCATCGCGCAGGAGGTGCAGGAAGTTTTCCCGGAGGCCGTGACCACGAATGGCTTTAGCATGTTTATGCCTGATGGCAGTGAAATCGAAAAGGTGCTTTTCCCGGATACCGCTGGCGTGTCCGCTGCGCTACATCACGAAGCAATTCTGGCTCTTATGGATAAAAATGATGAGCTGAAAAGGGGGATTTCAGCCTTGCGGGAAGAACTGGAAGCGCTAAAAGGAAAAATAGCTGAAAACTCAACTTCAGATATTGATATTATTAATCAGTTTCCAAGCTGAAGTTGTTATTTGTATAGGGAATGAAACCGGCAACTACAGAATAGGCTAAGTCGTTTGGTTTTTTACCTAATATGATAAGGGAGTGATATGAACGAAGATAAGGAGAGCCTGATCCTTAACGCGATAGGTGTGGCTGTTATGGACATGATAGGGGCGGGTGTGCTCATCAACAAAGAGAACCTGATGGAGGGGCTGGACCAGAATCGCCGCGAGTCAGGTATTGTCGCGGAGAAAATGGCTAACAGGGTTGCAGCGGAACTGATGCACAATAGCGGTGAAAAATTACTGCAATAAACGAGCTTTACTACACAGTAAACCCGGCGCGATGCAGGGTAATACATACGAAACTAAAGTCGTCCGTTAATTTTTTGATTGTCCCGCAAAACATCTATAGCCGTTTGCATAGCAATTTTATTATCGCGACGCATCTGTTTCACCTGGACGACCTGCAGGTATTCAAGCAAGGTTCGTGTGTTAAGCGGGCGCCCGGTTTTTGCAACCTCAAGGATTGCATTGCCAAGGATAACTTTCACTGGCGGGAGCTGGGATGGGTACCAGTCCAGGGTGTCTTCAGATTTCAT